CTTGCGCCCATCGGCCGCCGACATGTTCTCGGCGACCGGCTCGACCAGCATTCCGGCGCGCGAGAAGATCGGCAGATCCGACACGAGCAGCGCGTCTTCGGCCTCGCCGAGAATGCGGAGTAAATCACCATCCTGGATTTTAATGGTAGGCCGAGCGCCCCGCTGCGGTGCCTGCGGCCGCGTGCGCGGCTGCTGGCGGCCGGCCGCCGCGCCGCTGTCGATGGTGGCCAGTACCGACGTCGCGCCATCGTCGGCAACCAGGCCGCAGATCTCCGCCGCCTCGTACAATCGATCGCGAACTTCCTGCTCGTCGAGGCCGCGGCCGGCGACAATCTGAAACAGGTTGAAGGCGGCGGTATTGAGCGTGGTATTGCGCGTGCCCGGTTGTGCGGAGGCGACCGCTTTACATTCGCGCTCGAGCGCCGCCTTCGCCCACGCCTTGGCCTTCGTTGCCTTGGCAATCGCGACCAACCAGAGCGGCGCCGGCACCGCTTGCGGACCGCTGTCGGGGGACTGATCCCAGCAGTAAACACCGCCATTGGCGTTGCGGCTCGGTGGCAGGCAGACATAGCCGCCCTCGCCGCGCACATCGATGCCGGGGCCGATTTTGCTGGTGCTGTTGCGGATCTCGACGTTGCTGTCCCAGACGAAGAACCGGTGCTTGCCCCCGCGCGGGGTGATCGTCATCAGGGTTTTCGGGACCACGCCGTGCTGTGCGGCAAGCTGGGCGAGCGTCGCCTCGCCGTCGATGTTCCTGCTAGGATCCTTGTCGGTGTCGACCACCCACATGCCGCTGGCAGAGCCGGTCGGCGCGCCAATCATCGCGTTGGGCCACCGCGCCCACCACGCGCGGATTTGCGCCTCATCCCTGGTTGCATCCTTGAAGCCGTGTGGCGTGAGTGGCTTCTTGTCGAGCGGATTGCACGGGAAGACTGGCATGCCAGCGCGCGCGTATTCGAGCGCGGCCTCGAGTTCGCTCGGAGGCGTCTTGGTTTGCGATTGCGGCATGACTTACTGTCCTTTGACCGTGTTATTTTTCAACAACCTGTCGAGATTGTCCTCGAAGGCGGCAAGGCATCCGAGCGCACATTTTATTTTGAGCACGCGGTGTTGATTGTTGGTATCAAGCATCAAGAGAAGAGACTCGCGGCAGTTACTGGCCTGGCGTCGGCACCGATCGATCAAGACGAAATTCGGCAATCTCATGTGATCTTCCCTCCGAGCTTGTAGAACAGGCTGTGTAGATACTGATGCTGCCTTGGGGTTGGTTCGCGTCCCCACACCGTGCGCGACGCCATGTCGTCGACGAACTCGTGATGCTTCTCCGGGAGCCGATGCTTTTCACGCTGCACATAGAGCGCGATCTCGCTCCATTCGAGCGTGCCGTCGGTGTTGCGAAAGGCTCCGGTGCCGTGCTGCTTGCTTTCCGCTGTCTTCACGCCCTCGGCGTAGCCTTCAATGCGGGCTTGCTCGATGGCGGCGCCAATCTTTTGCTTGGCCTCCTCGGTCAGGCCGCCGGTCTCGACGTGATCGGCGAGCTCGTGGAAGCTCTGCCCGTAGGCCTCCAGTAGGCGCGCGATCGCACACAGCGCGGCAAAGGCCTCGCCCTTGCTGCCCGATGCCAGCAGGCGGATTGGTTTGCCTAGCTTGACGGCGAGATCGCGCGGCAGCGCCATGGCTTCCAGCTCCCGGTTTACTGCACCTTCTCCGGTGCCGGCAGAACCTTGGCGAGTTGCTTTGCAGCCGCACACTCTTTCGGATACTTGGCGCCACATCCCGGTTTGAACGGGCACACCCATGGCTGCTCAAGATCGATGTCATAGAAGTCAACGATATCGCCGATGCAATCGAAACCGGTGAGTTCAAGATCGAAACCACGAAGTTCTTCCCTCATCGCCAACACCTTTCTTTGTGGGGGCACATTCGGCAGTGCCAATCCTCAGGATCGTTGTAGGCGCGCGGCAGCAATTCGCCGGCGCGTGTCGCCTCGATGATATTGACGGCGCGATCAGACCAAAACTGCGCGCGCTCGGCGTTGAACGGCACGAGGAAGTGCAGCCACTCGCAAGTGTCGGCGTTTGTCACCGTGAACAGCGCGGGATTGGTGATCTCGAGATAGGCTTGGTAGAGCGCGACCTGCGCGGCGTATTGCGGGAAGGTTTTCTCGAGTCCATCGCGCTCGACCGCGCGCCAGTTCTTGGCGTTGAGGCACTTGCACTCCCAGATCAGTGGATAGATGACGTAAGCGCCCGGCAGATCGGGGCCGTGAATGATGATCCCGTCAGCGTGGCCACGGAGCGCACCATTCACGGCGGAGAAGGCGAGCGCCTCGGGCGGTGCGAACTTAAAGCCGGCGGCGATGAGCTGTTGGCGCGCGCGTAACTCGAAATGATGTCCGCGCCCGAAGATCTCGCGCGTCCTGGCCGCGAGCGTGGGCTTGCACCACCAATCAAACTGGATACGGCGTGCGCACTCGTGCCCGATGATGCTCGCGCCCAGATACGGACGCGGCAGCTCCGCCGCGGTCGCCGCGGCGCGCTCGATCGCGTCGTTGACGGCGGCGTTGATCGGCTCGAGCGAGAGAGTGGCGCGATTGAAGTCCATCACACAAGCTCGTCTTCGGGCGACGGGATCGGGCCGACCTCGATGTCATCATCGTCGTCATCGTCGTCTCCCCATTCGATGAGATGAAACTTTCGACCCGGATGACAAAGGAATTCCAGCACATGCCCCGCGGCATTGGCCTGGCGCGCGATCGTCGCGGCACTCGATGTCCGGGTGATGCCCTTGTCGCTCAGGTCGCGCGCGATCATCGCCTTGCGGATCAGCGACATGGCTTTGAGCAGAAATTCGATGATGGTCTCACGCGGCCACTGCGCGAGCGGTTTCGACCAATCGAGTCCGGAGCAGGCATCAGCGAGCTCGGGCAAGATCGCCGCGACCGCGCCGGCGTCCCATGGCTGCGGATCGAGCGCAGTTAGGCGAATGGCCTGCTCGGTGCCGAGTTGCTCCGCGGTCGCCTGCTCGGCGCGCTTGCCGATCCAGGCGAACAACATCGCAGCCAGGATCCAACCCCATTCAGTATCGTTTAATCGCCCGATCGGCGTGCCGGGCGGAATGGGGCCGTCCATCTGGACGACCCCACGCGCACCCGCGATAGCGGCAGCGGTCGAGTCCCGCTGCCACTGATCTTCGATTGCGGAGATGCTGATCTCTCCGACGGTGCGGATCTTTCTCACGACGCCCACTCCGGCCGCCCGATCGGGGCCGCAGGGGTGGAAGGCGCCGACGACGGAGCTCCGCCGCTGCCACCATTAAAGGGTGGCGGCTGCTCGCTCAGGCGCCATTCCTTTTTGTCGGGCGTGATGACTGCCGCGAGGATGTTCTTGTCAGGCCAGCTCTCGCCGGTGCCGTCATTCTTCGGCTTGCCCTTCTCGACGCCGATCTTGCCCATGAAGGTCATGCCCTCGAATTGCTTAAGGCTGACTGTGCGAGCTGCACGCGCCTGCGGCGAGATGTCGTCGGGCTTGAGTCCGAGCGCGCTGTCGAGAATAGCCCGCAGCTTGCTGCGGCTGATCTCGACGGCCTGGGCCTGGCCCGCCGTGGTGCCTTCCAAGAGCAGATGCTCGAAGACCTTGCGCCCCTTATGCGTCCCATCGGTGAGGGTGAATTCGCAGACGAGCATTTCAGCATCACCCGCCTTCGAGCGCTTGAGCATGCCGTCCTCGCCGACTCCGCCGGGGCGGATGTGAAGGACGAGCGTTGCGATGGTGCCGTGCGGGATGATCTCCATATCGCGCGGGGGTGGGGCATCGGTGTAGTCGTAGGGCATGGCCTACCTCCTCTAGGTTTGAGCGGTCTGCTCGGGTGAAACGACGGTGAAGGGCTTGCGCTGGCCGGGGCCGGTCAGCCTCTCGAGCAATGCGCCAAGGCGCGGCGGTTCAAGCTGATCGAGCCGGCCGGAGCGATCTTTGGCCGGATAGCCCCACGGGTTCGGATTCGTGCATACGAACGCGCGCACCGGCTTGCGGTCGCCGAAGTCGACCCACTGCATGGTGATGATTTCGTCGACGATCGCCGGCAGCTCGCGCCCGGTCTTAGTGCCCTCGATCTGCGGCCGCCAGCTCGCGACATTGGTCTCGTCGATGTGCTTCTCCATCACCGCCACGAACACGACGGTGCGCTCGCGCGCGTGCTGCTGCTGGCTGATCCACCCCAACAGGCTTCTAGCGTGCAGCCCGTAAATCGCGCGCAGATCCTTGCGGCCGCGGTCGCTGAAGGCTTCGGGCTGTTGCTCCGCCCAGCCGAAGCACAGCCGGCCAGCGGCAGTCAGGCTGTCGACGAATAGGATGGAATATGACCCTAGCTGTGCGAGCTCGGGGTTCTTCATGACCTCGTTGAAATGCGCTTCGCTATAGGCGGCAGTCGGCGGCAGAGCTGGATTAAACCCACCGAGAGCACAGGCAAGATCACGGCATTCGGGCCATGTCCGCGGGCGCACGCTGGCGACCGCGAGGTCCGAGACCGCGATGTCGCCGGCCTCGATGTCGACGAACAAGCATGCCGCCAATTGTTCCGGCTGCAGAGTACGTAGCAGGCTGGTCTTGCCGACGGCGGAGGGACCGACGACCAGGATCTTCGGGCCGCTCTTTTCGGCGAGCCTTTCGTCGGCGCTGATGATTTTCATGGTGCGCCCCTCATTCCGCCGGGAGCAGACGCCGCCCGCGCGAGCGAAGCTGCAAATGCTTGTATGTCTTCGAGCTTGGCGCGCCGCGCTTTGCGCTTACGAGGTCGCTGGTTGCGGGCTTGCATTGAAGCGGTCGCCCACTGGATATTTCCCGGCTCGTAATTGCCGTTGTTGTTGATGCGATCCTGCGATAGGCCATCCGGTGGATCGCCCATGTCGGCGTACCAATTCAAAAAATCGCAGTAGTGTTTGATGACGGTGATGGGAGTATCTTCGCGGCCGCCGTAATTGGGATAGCTTCGGCAGTTCGGATTGAAGCAGCGCTGCTTCATGGCAACCCAGCAAGTGTAGGCGCGGGTGACATTGCCCCTGCAAGCATGGCCATGCTTGGTGCTGCGCTTCGTTGTTGTGTCTCGGATCAGGCAACCGCAACTCCGAGAGAAGCCCTGGCGTAGATTGCTCCCGAACACGAGGCGCTCTTCGCCGCAGACGCAGACGCAATGCCAAAGAGCTGCGACCGCGTGTTTGTCTTTGCCGTAGCGAACTCGCTCTGGATGAAGCCCAAGCACCCGCCAGCGGCCGAAGCGCTGGCCGGTGAGATCGACAAGCCGAGGGCTCATGACGCGCTCCGCAGCAAGAACGCGGGGAAGGGGCCGGGGTCGCGAGGGTCGGCGGGCGGCGCGGCGGTGGTGGGGAGCGGGCCGGGCTCGGGAATGTCCGGCACTTCGGTGTCGTTGCATCCGCGTTGGGCGTAGGCGTCGACGAGATCAGCGTCCTCGCCGTCGCAAGGCGCGCCATCGTCGGCTGGCGGCAGCGCGTCGTCGTCCGCCTGCGCGGCGATTATCTCGTCGAGTTCGCGTTTGGCCGCTCGCAGGCTCGCGTTCTCGCTTTCCAGCGTGGCGATGATGCCGCGTTGGGTCTCGACCGTTTCCTCCCACTTCTTGATCGCCGCCTGAAACTCGCTGATCGACATGTCGCCGCTGCCCGCTGTTGCCAGCCGCGCGCGCAACTCCTCGAGCTCGCGCTCGAGCCTGGCGATCTTGATGTCACGCTGGCAAACTTGCGCTTGGAGCTCTTCGACGCGGGCCCGCAAGCGCGCGGCTTCGGCGGCGCTGTTGGGGCCGACGTCGTCGCGCAGCGGCGGCTCCGGCTTGCCGCTCAATCCGCGGGGTTGCTCGGCGGCGGCTGCGCGTTGTTGCAGCGCTTCGGTCGAGGGTGGGGACGACGAGTCGGCCGCCTTCGCTGGCTTGGCCTTAGGCGGCTTGCGCGATGGCGGCTTGTGGCGCTCGACGACGCGCTTGACCTCGGCGACCGGGACCGGCTCGCCGGTTTGTACGCGCTCGAGAATCTCGGTCTTGGCAGTTTCGGGCGTTGAAGGCGCGGCGAGCAGGTAGAGGCCGCTGAGCGGAAGATCAAAATCCACAATTTGTGGAATCTGCTTCGACAACTCGGCGACTCGAATGAACCGATATGCCGTCTCGTCCGTCCATCCGAATTCTTGATCGAGCCACGGCAGCCAATGACCGTGACCGGCAACGCGCTTGCACTCGGTCAGTCGCTCGCCGATCTCAATCACATCGCGCACAACGCGCTTGCCGAGCGCGCGGATCGCGGCGGCGTGCTCGGCAAGGATGGGATTCTTGCGGACGGAGGGTTCAGAGTCCCCCGCAAGGGCTGGGATGTGGGCATCCATGTGCGGTCCTCCGGTTTGCGAAGTTTCCGGAAACCGTGCTAAGGCAGCCCTCGTTGGCCGGACTACCCTAGCTCCCTTCCCGGAGCTTGGTGGAGGCGGCGGGGATCAAACCCCGTGGTCGCTTGTGGGTTTGCAAGGCCCGATGCGCCAGCTAACCTGCCCGCCCCCGTAGAAAACGACGACGCCGCCCGTAACCTGGGCGGCGTTCGGCGTTTAGGCGGTGGCGGACGAGGCGGCGGTGCTATCGGCGGCCTTGCGAGCGCGCTCGCGGTTCCTCTTAGCGGCGCCGCGCAGCGCTGGTCCCTCGACCGGGCGAGTCCGGTACCACGCGTCGACCTCTTCCTCGGTCCAGGTGCGTTCGTTGGGGCCGGTCATCCGGCCGGGTGGAAAACCGTCCTTCTTGACGCGCCTTTTAAGGGTGGGCCGGGTCTTCACGATGCCGCGCGCTTTGAGGTCGCGGAACCTGAGCAAAACTGTCATTAGAACGCTCTCGATTCGCGTCGCACCAATGCGACCGAGTCGAGACCGCCGTGAGCAAACTGCGCAAATCAAGAGGAAAGGCGGATATTTTTTGCGCAACCTGTTGAGCAAAGTGCGCTGCTCAGATTGCGCAAAGTGCGCAACCCGAGCGCCTCGATTTGCGCAAAGTGCGCAATCCGGTGCGCAAAGTGCGCAACCTAGTCAATGGTGCTTGGGATAGTCCTGCACGCTGTCCGGGTCCGGCTCAAAGTCAGCTTCGGAGGGTTTACGATATAGCTCCCGCTGGCAGGTCTTGAAGGGCCATGGCTCCGTAACGTCCTGGGCGTTCGCCATAGCATCGCACATGCGCTGCGCATACTCGCCAGGCGCTTCATCTTTGCGCCTCGGATTGGCCAGCTTCCAATCGGCTGCCCACTGCTTGGGGCGTTTTTTGCGCTTGATGGGCTCTCCCTGTTTCGACTCTTTGTCTGCCGCTGGCTCGCTCGTGGCCGCGGAACCCTCCACGAGGTCCGTCGACGGCGCGGGCTCGCTCGCGAGCTCCGGCGTGGCCTCGTTCGTGGCCTCCGTCACGGGCTCCGGCGTGGCGACTGTCTCCGGCTCGGGGTCCTCGAGCGTCGCCTTGCGGATCTCGGCGAGCTTTGCCTGCTGCTCTCGCCAGATAGGCGACTGCTCAAATGCCTTGAGGATCTTGTGGGTGTCGCGGAGTGGTTGCGGTGCAGGGCGCTTGCCCTTATCATCCTCAGACATGCGTGACCTCTCGCTTGGCGGTGGGAGCAATCGCATTTAGGCCCGGCGGAATCGCGCCGGGCCTTTCATTTCACCCCATCAGCGAGCCGCCCGCAACGGCTACCTCTTTCGCTTCGCCATCGGCACCACGTTGGCGCGGGGATTGATGATGCCGTCGATCAAGTCCGCCAGCTTGGCCAGCGCCGCAGACTTCTCGTCCATGTATTTGTGGCGGTCGTAGATGCCCTCGACGCCCTTGATAGCGTGGCCCATCGCCCGCTCAGCATGCTCGCTCGAGACGCCGGCGCGGCTCATCAGCGAACGCGCGGTGCGACGCAGATCGTGCAACGTCCATGGTTTCATGCCCTTCGGCAGCTTGGCGTCGAATGCTTTCTTGGGGTTGCCCGAGTAGGCGATGTGCATGCTTCCGCGCCCGGCCAGGACATAAGGATTGCTCGCGTAGCGCGGCAACGCGTCGAGCACGGCGAGCACCGCCGCCGGCAGTTGCACCGCCCCGATATTGCCTTTCTCACGCGGCGCGGTGGCGACCGTCCACACCGGCGGGCTGTTGCTCGGCCAGGTCATCGGGCTGATGTCGCGCCACTTAATTTTCAGCACCGCGCTGAGCCTCTGCCCGGTCAACAACAGCAAGCGAACGAGCGCTCCATAAACCCCGCTCTCACCGGCGACCCTCCACACCGCGCGGAGCTCGTCGTCGTCGAGAATCCGCTCACGCGCCCGCTCCCCGGGCTTGGTGCGCTGCATGCCCTTGACCACCACCGGCACGTAATCGTCGGACCTGCCGGCGTACCAGAACATGACGCGGCGCAGGATCGAGAGCACGAGATCGGCCTGAGGGGCACCGTGGTCGTCCTCGATCTCGTCGAGCAGGGCGGCGACGTCGCTGCGGCGGATGGAGGTGAACTCGCGGGCGCGAAAATCCGGCGAGATATGGCGGTCCAGGAGGTCGATGATCTTGTCGCGCGAACGCAGGCCGGTGCCCTCGACGTGGCGCTTCAGCCAGTTGTCGATCACCGCGCCGAGGGTTTCCCCCTTGGCCTCAGTCGCCGGCAGGCCGGCGCGCACCCGCTGCAGGATCGCTCGCGCCTGCGCGCGCGCCGCCTCGATGCCCAAGACGTCGCAGGGGCCGACGGTAGTCCAGCGTTGCTTGCCGCCCGGGTTGCGTGCGATGGCGACGAATGTCTTCGAGCCCGAGGGTTGGACTCGAATCCAGAGTCCGCGCAACTCGCGGTCGGGCGTGGTGTAAGTTTTGGGTCTTGGCTTGAGCGCCTTGACGCCGAGGTCGGTCATCTTGCGGGGCATGGTCAGAGCCGTCCTTGCTAACGGCTTGCTAACGAAAGTGCCTTGTAAAACCTGCTAACGCGCAGCTAACACTGGCTTACAATATGCGATGGAATGGGCGTTTCCGCAATGCCGGTTTTAGCGGGCTTTAGCGTTATTCACCACCTCGCCCATATCATGATCTCCGGCATGCGAGGTCTCGGTTTGCCCGCCGCCTATGTCAGCGGCTATCTGCGGACCGCCCAGTCCGCCGGACAAGACCGGCTCGAGGGCGCCGGGGCGATGCATGCCTGGGTATTGGTGGGATGTGGCGAGGATGTCGGCTGGCGCGGCCTTGATCCGACCAACGGCATCTTCGCCGGCGATGATCACGTCGTGCTCGCCATCGGCCGCGACTACGCCGATGTCGCGCCGATTGACGGCGTCATTTTTGCATCCGGCGGACAGCGCCTCGAAGTGTCCGTGAGCGTGACCCCGGTG